ATACCTTCTTCAATTTCTTGCTGTTCATCAGATTTATGTTTGATTGTATCACATTTAAAATTATCGTCGATATGTTGTTTACATGTAGGACAGTTATCGTTATCAGTAAAAAAAGAAATTTCTTTATTAAGAGTCTGATGTTTTGTTTCAAGTTTTGCTTTGATAATTTTAAGGCTATCAAGTTTTTTACTGATTGAGGAGTTATCTTCGATAGTTGATTCTAACTGATTATAATCTTCTGTTGTTTTTTTAATATCAACAGTTATATTTTTAATTTTTTCTTCATAATCAAAAATAGTTTGTTTTTTACTATCAATAAATTGTTTATTTTTTAAACGAATTTCTTCAAGATGGTTCGAAACAAGTTTAATTTTTTCATTAATAAGATTTCTGTCGTTTTCGTTTTTTTGAATTTCAGCAGTATTATCTTGAGTTTTATCTTTGAGCAAAGTATTCATTACTGTAAAAACTTCAAGGTCAAGCAAATCTTCAATAATAGCTCGGCGCTGCCCACCAGGTAGCTGCATAAAAGGCACAAAAGAAGCAGATCCAAGAACAACAACTTGACAAAAAGATTTATAATTTATTTTAAGGATTTGTTTTTCTAAAATTTCCTGATAATCTTTCATCTCCGCAGACTGATTGATTAATACTTCATCACAATAAACTTCAAAAATAGTTGGTTTGATACCACGAACAATTTTATATTTTTTGTTTGCTGTTGAAAAATACAATTCAACAATAGTGTCTTTTTTTGTTATTGAGTTTGATAACTGAGGTTTATTGATATTGCGGAACGGTTTACCAAAAAGAGCAAAAGTCAAAGCATCTAAAATAGTTGATTTACCTGCCCCATTTTCGCCAATGATCAATGTGGTGCCAAGTTTGTTTAGTGAAACTTCTGTAAAAATATTCCCTGTTGAAAGAAAATTTTTCCATTTTATGGATTCAAAATATATAGACATAATAAACCTTTTTAAATATTTATGGCTGCGTTATACAAATCAGTTATAACATTTTCCAATTTTATTTTATTAATATTTTTACTGTCTATCTGCGTAATATGTTTTTTAAAAATATCTAAAGTGCTTTCCGTTTCAGATGCTATATCGTCTTGGTTTACTGTATTGAGGTTGAAATGGTCTTCAACGATTTGAATATCTATCGCTCCAGATTTTTCCATTTTATCACAAAACATATCAAACCAATATGGATTCAATTTATTTTTAACAACAATTTTACACATAGTATCTGCAAAAACGCTAAAGTTTTTTTCTAAAATTTTATCAATAGTTGTATTAGCATCATCATAAAATACTTTAGAAAACATAATATATGGGTTTTCAATAAATGTAAGCTGTCTGGTTTCTGTATCTAAGATATGAAAGCCCCTAGAATCAGAATAATCAGACCAAGTAAACTGACTATGGCTACCCAAATAATGAATATTGCCACAAGTAGAACGAAGGTGAAAATGGCCAGAACATACCACATCAAATTTATCAAAAGTTGCGCGACCTTCTCCATGAGAAGAAATGCTACCTTTAAACATTTCAAACCCTTGAATTTCAAGGTGTCCCAAACAGATTTGGGCATTTGTTGATTTAATTTTTTCATAAGTTTCATCCTTATTTTCATTACATATCCAAGGGACTAACAAAATTTTTGTGTTGTTAATTTCAATTTCAGTAGCTGTATCGTATATTTTCATATCACCATAAAGTTCTTGAACAGCATTTATACTATTGGTATTTTTAAAATAACAATCATGATTGCCAAGTATTTGGTGATAATCAATATTTCTTTGTAAGATTTCATTGATAAACATTTTACGCATACGACTAGCAGTATTAATATTAATATATTTACGGCGGTCGACCAAATCCCCAAGATGTATTACAGTTGTAATATTTTGCTCATCAATATAGGGAAAAAACACGTTTTCAAAAAATTTTTGCGAATTATCTAAAAAAGCGATACTATCGCCTCTCACTCCAAAATGAGTATCTGAAATTAAAACAACTCGCATTCTTCATTTTCCTCTAATATTACAACATCAGCAAACTTTTCAATACCTATAATACTACTCTTTGAAGATTTTGTCAACTTTTTTTCAAAGTTTTCAATGATAACATTAGAAATTTCATCGTTTGGTGTCTGAACATCGCCGTATTCACCAGTTAAATATAAATTTTGCATATTTTTATATTTTAAGTAAGTTTGTTTATGCTCTTTTCCGATACGGCGAATAAAAGCGTTCCAAGCAATCTGTGTATAGTAAGCAAATGGATTTGAAGATTTTTCAGGATCAAATCCCATGATGGCCGCAATGCAGTTTTCAATACCATCCCCGATCATTTCTTCTTTATATGTATACCCAACAAAATTTGGTTTCGTCGCAAGTTTTTTACAAATTTGCTGAATACACTCTCCAATATAATTTGGAATAGGGACTGGTTTTTTTGATTCAGAAACTTTTAATCGATAAGCAACTAAAGCTTCCAAAAAATCTGGATTGTTTACATAATGTTTTTTAACACGCCTAGTTACAGTTTTTTGCTCGCTCATTTTTTTTCCTTGACTTTTTCACAGAGATGAGTATAATCAGTTATGAAGTGATGATAATCTATTAATATAATATATTATACTATATATTTTACAATAAGTCAACGTTATAAATTTTATATGGAAACTGTTCTTCGTTGTATATTTTAACACGCTCGACAAAATGTAAAATAGTATAATTCTTTTTATTTTTCCAAGATAAATCATCAGCAATATCATAAAGAACAGCATTCGTTTTTGTTTCTGATTTACGAAGCACTCTACCAATTGATTGAAGGTTTCTTACTCTAGCTTTAGAAGGGCTTGCAAAAATAATATTATGAAGATTTTTAATATTAATACCAGTGCTAGAAGTGCCAAAAGAAGCAACAATGATAGAGTTTTTTTCAGTTTCTATAAGTTTACGAATTTCTTCCCTTTTGTCAGCGTCAACCTTGCCTGAAATAAAAAAAACATTACGATCTTTAATTTCTTCTTTAATCAAGTCATATAAAACTTTTCCTTGTTTTTCAACAAACTGGAAGAGTAAAAGAGTATTACCTTCAAGAGATAAAGCTAAATTTTTGATAAATTTGTTTCTTTTTTTGTTTGTAACAATGTAATCAATTTCTGTTTGATAATCTAAACCTGACATTTGTTTTTTTATTTCGTCAGGATATTTCAAAACAAGAGCTTTAATAGTAAACCCAGCAAGATATTTTTTGTCTATTAATTTCGCAGTAGTAGTTACTTGTTTTACTGGGCCAAAAATACCCTCTAATACAAGCTTGTTCGTAAGGGTTCCATCTAGGGTTCCTGTAAACCCAAATCTATAAACACATTTATTAAGTTTATGCATAATAGAAGTAAGAGAAGCTGCTTTGAACAAATGAGCTTCGTCACCAACCACAAGGCCAAATTGGTCAAACCAAGTTTTTGGGAGTTTGTGTATTGATTGCCAAGTACTAACAAAAATTGAATGATTTTCTGAAGTTTTTTCAAGACCACCCATAATTTTATGGACTGAATTTTCTTCAAGACCATAATCTTCAAAATCAGAAGTCATCTGGTGAACAAGAGAAGTAGTTGGAACAATAATAAGAGTTTTTTTGTTATGAATATCTCTATAATATCTTGCTATCAAATAGATCATCATAGATTTACCAGAAGCTGTAGGAGAAAGCAGTAACGCTCTACGTTTTCTTACTGAATGCACAAAAGTGCTTAATTGATAATCCCTTGGCTCATATTTAATATTTAATGTTTCAATAAAATCTTTTGCTTCTTTTACCGAAAATTCTGTATCTGAAAAACTATTTTCATATTCAATATTGTAAGATCTAGAATTACAAAAACTTTCGAGGTTTTCAACAAGACCAACATAAAGCAGGCAAGTGAGGCTGTTAAAAATTCTTATTTTGCCGTCCCACATTTTATTTCTGTATGACGGAGTAAATTTGGCATTCGGCACATCGAAAGTAAAATGGTCGCTTATTTCTTGTGCTGTGCCTGCGTCGCAGGATATTTTTACATAAGTTTCATCATATTTTTTTATAGTTACAATATCCATATTAACCACCATTCACAAATTTTGACCAATCTAAAACATTTTTAAGGAGATATCCTCTGTTATTAATTGATTTTATAATATTTTCAAGAAGATCAGCTTTTTCTTGTTGAACCCCAATTTTTAAAGAAAGTTCAATCATATCTTTATCAGAATCAATATACATTGGAATATCACCCTTTAATATCAATCCTTTTGCTGGCAGTTCCCAACCTCGGTCTTTTGTTTCTTTAGTATGACCTTGGGTGTAAAATTCATATTTTTCAAGTCGGAGTTTTTTTAAATCCGCTTCGAGTTGTTTAAGCTGCATTTTTTCTGCGCAAAATATTCTATAGTATTTAAAATGCAATTTTGGTATTTTAATACTTTCTTCAGCAATTTCTGTTTTATCGATATTACTGTCTTGTTCCCACATAGTAAAAATATCTTCAAATTTCATAGTATTTCTCACCAAATAATTTTTACTATACTATTAAATTTGATAAAAATCAAGTAGTTTTTGCTATGTCATACGAAACAAATTTAAATTGCGCAGATGTTTCGAGGTAATTTACATCTTCAAAAGTTGAATTAAAATCAAGAGAATCAAGATTTATTGGAAATGCATCTTTAAATGTTATTTTATAATTTGGATTTCTTTCGCTTGTTAAAATAGTCAAAACAATATCTGATCTAATACCTAAACCAGAATACTCCTGATTTGAATTAATAGTTTGATAACTCGCGTAATCTTGTTTTCCAATACTTTTAAGCCAATTATAAATTTCGAGATAATTTTGAAGATTTTCGTCAACTTTAAAATTAATACTTAATTCTTTATAAATTAAATGGTCGCCTGGATATGGGAACCCGATTAAAGGGTTTCCAACATTAATAGCAGGTAATGAAAACCCAGGTATATTTACTTTTTGCACGAAAAAATTTACGTTTGGTGCTCTGAATATTTGAAATTTGAAATTAATCGGAGAAAGAAAATTTGTTGGAACAATAACTGTCATTATATAAATCCTTTAAAAAAATACTCCCAGAGTTTCCCCTGGGAGTATTTAGTTATTTACTGAAACTAAAGTTTCAGCTCATCCTACATCAAGTTATTGACGAGCACGCGACGATAATAAACGTTAGTGCTAGTGGATAGAGCACCAAGTCCTCTTGTTAGACCTTGAGCGAATGGATTAGCAACCATACCGTAACGGGTTTTGAAACCAATTTTTGGTTGGAAGGTAGTTGTATCAACTGCA